TACTACACAACCATTAGGAGAATATGATTTTCAAAATATCTTAGATTTAGAATCTGTATTTACTTTAACTTTAAAAAGACATTTTCAATCTATTGCTTTCTTTTTAGGTGGCGATGTAGTAACTGCTGTATATGCTCAAACTGGAACAACCGTTACTATAACAAGTAACAGTCATGGAAGAGCAGTAGGAAATACAATTATTTTTAGTGCAACTTCTGGTGCTGGAGTTGATGGAACATACGTCATAACTTCTATTTCTACTAATACGTTTACTTTTACATCAGGTACTTCTCAGACAGTAACTACTTCAGACTGTACATTTCAATTTATAAACACATTTGAATCACTAATTCCTGATACTGGCCCTGAGTTTGGTGGGCCTCCATTTGGTGGACTTGATGGTTATGCACAAGACGGTAATTTTGATGGTGCAGAGGCACAAAATACTAACGCTCAACTTTTAGTAGCTACAACAAGTGCTGCTCCTAGTAACGGTTCAAGTTACCAAGCATCCGATTTTAATGGAATAGATTTTAATGTGTTTGCCAATGGTGCGTTTAAGGGTAGAGGATTTAAATTTAAAATTAAGTTAAATGCTGATGTTAGTTCACAAAATATAAGTATTGAGGAAGCTGGATATACAGCAACTATGCCAATTAGAACCGAACAATCTGCTGTTATAGCATCTGGATTAGGAGCAAAAACTGTTACTTTTGCTTCACCATTTTTTGTTGGAGCTACAGGCATAACTGGCATACCAAAACCCTCAGTAACTATTTCTCCGCAGAATATGGCATCAGGTGATTTTTATGAGTTGCTTGACAGTAATATTACAGGTACACAATTCATAGTTCATTTTAAAGATTTAAATGGTAGCAGTGTAAATAGAAACTTTACATATAATGCTGTTGGTTTTGGCAAAGGAGGGTAGAATGGTAAAAAAGTATTTAATCTAAATGGCACAAGTTAGTTCATATAACGTAGCTAATCGTACTGGTGCACAAGTTCGTGCAGATATTAATGACATTTATGAGGCTATAAAAACTTGCAACAGTGGAACGAGCGATCCATCTACTCCTGAAAAGTTTATGCTATATGGAGATTCAGCAGTAGGTGATGACAATTTAAAAATATACGATGGTGCACAATTTAGAACTATAGGAAAAGTTACAGAAGATAATTTAGGTCTTTTACCAAAGGCTGGTGGCACTATGACAGGTCAGTTTTTAGCTGATGATGGGGGCACTGTTGCTGCACCAGCCATAGCTTTTAATAATGACACTGATACAGGATTATATAGAGTTAATTCAAACGAATTAGGAATTGCTGCAAATGCCACAAATATAGCAACTTTTACTATCGGTGGTCAGATTCTTGCAGGTAATTTAACTGTTGCACCGACAACTGGCGAGGCTAACATACAAGTTCAAACGAATAATCTTAATAATGAAGATGCCTATATAGATTTTGTTGCCGATACAACATATACAGATTATAGTTTACGTCTTTTAAGGGGTGCTACAGGTCCAAATAGTGTTTCTCAATTAGATCATAGAGGCTTAGGAGGATTAGAAATTATAGCTCATGATGGTGGGAATATTGATTTTGTATGTGGTGTAGCTGCTCATAATACCTTAGTTACTAGATGGAGATTTGATAATCAGGGTGTTTTTCGTTGGGCTGAACATACTCCAACTTTACCTTCAGGCGCAAATGTTAGTGGGGTTATAGTGCCAAAAGGGTTAGCAAGCAAAACAGGATCTAATGCTGCTGCAACATTATCAGGTAATTTGTATAACTTTTATTGGAACTCAAGTAATCAATTAAAATGTTGGATTGATGAGCAGGATGTAGGAACTGTAGGAATTACAAGCTCTGATTACAGAATTAAAAAGAATATAACAACACAAACAGAACTAGGAATTGACAAAATAAAACAACTTAGACCAGTAAATTATGAATATACAGACTACGGTATTTTTAAAGGTGATGGTGTTGCTAGAGAAGGTTTTGTAGCACATGAAGTAGCAGAAGTAATACCAAGTGCAGTTAATGATGAAAAGGATGGTGAAGCTATACAATCATTAAATTTAGATGCAATAGTTTCTGTTTTAACAAAAGCATTACAGGAAGCAGTTGCTAAGATAGAAACATTAGAGGCTAAAGTCGCTGCACTTGAGGCAAGTTAATGGCTGTTTACAAAACTGGTAGAAAAAATTTTACAGTTCAAAGAAGGGCAGATTTTCCTCTTCAATTAAGATTTAAAGATTCTGCTGGCGTAGTAACTGATATTACGGGATACACTGTTGCAGCATCAGTTTATAATAATGACCGCAGTACTTTATTTGCTAATTTCAGTGTTACTTATACAGATAGAACCAATGGATTGGTTGATTTAAAATTAAGTGATACTGATACTGAAAATTTTTCTTTAGCTATTCTTGATTATGACGTAAAATTAACAGATCCTAACGGTGATAAATTTTATGTTTTAGAGGGTAAACTATTTATAAGTGAAGGTTACACAGCATGAGTTCATCAAATCCTATTGCCATTGTTGAAATTATTAGTCAAGGACCTCAAGGTCCAGCAGGTGCGGATGGAGCGCAAGGGCCACAGGGAGAGGGTTCCGCAACAGTCAATATAGGTACAGTAACCACAGGAAATGCTGGTACAAATGCTTCAGTTACTAATGTTGGAACTACAACAGCAGCTACATTAAATTTCACAATACCTAGAGGAGATACTGGAGCTACTGGAGCTACTGGAAGTACTGGAGCTACAGGTGCTGCTGGTAGTGATGGCAGTGATGGTGCTGCTGCGACTATAGCTGTTGGAACAGTGACTACAGGTGCTGCTGGATCTTCAGCTACTGTTACTAATTCTGGATCGTCAAGTGCTGCTATCTTTGATTTTGCGATTCCAAAAGGCGATCAAGGAATACAGGGAATCCAAGGTATTCAAGGAATCCAAGGTATTCAAGGGCCAGCAGGAGCAGATGGAGCAGACGGAGCAGACGGAGCGATCAGTGATGGGGATAAGGGAGATATTGTTGTAAGCAATTCTGGTGCAACTTTCACTATAGATAATGATGTTGTTACGGCTGCTAAATTAGCTGATACTTCTGTTACCCCTGGTAGTTATACAAATACAAATATCACAGTTGATGCACAGGGAAGGATAACATCTGCTGCATCTGGTTCTGCTGGTGGTGTTACTTCAGTTACAGGCACAACCCCTATAGTTTCTTCTGGTGGTGCAACTCCAGCTATCAGTATTTCAGCAGCTACAACATCTGCTGCTGGTTCAATGTCTGCCAGTGATAAAACAAAATTAGATGGAATAGAGAGCAATGCTACCGCAGATCAGACAGCTAGTGAGATAAGAACTCTTGTAGAGGCAGCTACAGATTCCAATGTATTCACTGACGCAGATCATACAAAGTTAAATAACATTGAAACTGCTGCCACTGCTGACCAAACAGGTGCTGAAATTAAATCTTTATATGAAGCCGAAAGTAATACTAATGCCTTTACTGACGCTGAAAAAACTAAGTTAACAGGAATAGAAGCTAGTGCGGATGTCACAGATGCAACTAATGTAGATGCTGCTGGTGCGGTAATGAATACCGATACTACAACTGCTGCAATGAGTTTTGTTATTGATGAAGATAACATGGCATCTGACAGCGATACTAAAGTACCGACCCAACAATCAGTAAAAGCTTATGTTCTTGCTAATAGTAGTGACACAACATACACTGCTGGAACGGGCTTAAGTTTATCTGGAACTACTTTTAATGTTGATCAAATAGCACTTACTACTGTACAAACAGCAGCAAATGAATCCGCACAATTAGCTCTTACGACCCAAGAAGGAGATATTGTTGTCAGATCAGATCAGAATAAATCTTATGTAAGAAACAGTGGAACTGCTGGCACAATGGCAGATTTTACAGAACTATTAACACCTACAGATCAGGTTTTATCTGTTAATGGTAATACAGGAGCTATAACGGCTGCACAGATAGCAGCAGCAGTAGAGGCAGCTACAGACTCTAATACTTTCACAGATTCAGATCATAATAAATTAGATGGTATAGAAAGTGGAGCGACTGCGGATCAGACTGCTACTGAAATTAAAACAGCATACGAAAGTAATAGTGATACCAATGCATTTACTAATAGTCTTTTATCAAAACTAAATGGTATCGAAACTGGAGCTACAGCAGATCAAACAAAATCAGATATAGATGCTCTTGGTATTGCAGCTACAACCGCAGCCACACTTGCCACTGCTCGTAATATAGCTGGCGTTAGTTTTGACGGTTCAGCAGATATATCTCTAAACAATAATGCAATTACTAATGGTGCTGGATATATTGACGGTTCAGCTTTGAATGCTTCTAATTTAAGTTCTGGAACGATACCAGATGCTAGATTCCCTGCTACATTACCAGCAGCTTCAGCAGCAAACTTAACATCAATTCCAGCAGCTAACATAACTGGAACTTTACCTGCAATAGATGGTTCAAACTTAACGAACTTGCCAGGTGGTTTAGTTGGTAGTTCAAACGAAAAATTATTTGTTGAAGCAGAAAATCAAATGGATAACAGCTTTACTACAACAGCAAACTTTAACTATGTAGCAGCTAGTCCTATGACTATTGCTTCTAGTGCTACTCTTACAGTAAGTGCAAACTCTACCATGACGTTTGTTTAACTTCTTTCTAATTTAAAATCATGTCAAAAGTTATTGTTGATGAAATACAAACTGATACCACGAATGGGAATGTAAGAGTTATTCCTAATGGTACTGGTGCATTAGAGGTAAAAGGTGCAGGTGGTGATGATGCGATATTGCAGTTAAACTGTTCTGCACAAAGTCATGGCGTAAAGTTAAAATCCCCTGCCCATAGTGCTGGTCAAAGCTATACAATGATCTTGCCAGACAATCAAGTAGCAGCAGATAAAGTTTTAAAAATAAAAAGTATTACAGGCTCTGGAGCTACAGCAGTAGGACAGTTAGAGTTTGGTACTGTTGGAGATTTCTCTGGTTTACTTAAAGAAGGCGTAAATATAACTGCTGGTAAGTTAAGTGATAATACAGATATTGACCTACAAAATGGTATGGTACATCTTTTCACTACAGCAGAAACAACTACATCTACACCTAATATTAGATTTAGTAGTTCTACCACTCTTGATTCTAGTATGAGTGTTGGAGAAGCTATATCAGTAACTATTATCACAACTGCTGCTGCTGCTGCTTATTCTGCACAGTTAACTATTGATGGTGCTGCGGTTACAGAAAATTGGGTTGGTGGTTCTGCACCTTCTGATGGTGGTTCAAGTGGTGTTGATATTTACGCTTATACAATTATTAAAACAGCATCAGCTACATTTACTGTTATTGGAAACCAAAGTAAAACATCATAATTAATGAAACAAAATTATTGGACATATAATAAACCTTTATCAATGGCAGGTCTTGGTGGTGGTGCTACCTCACTTTTAAATGCTGGTGCAACAGGGTTTGATGAAGCATATGACTTTTTTATAACAGGTGGTAGTAGTCTTGATTTCGATAATTCATCTTATAGTGAATCTACTGGTTCTAATGTTCAACAAAGTACAGATTTTTTTATAGATCATTCTCAACAAAAACAATGGTCATCATTTACTGATGTCGGCTATTACAATTGGAATAATGGTGGAAGTTCATATTCTGGAAATGCAGATTTTTATCAATTTACTCCAGCTAGTCCAGATCGAACTGCTTTTGCTAGTCAAGCAACTCATGGTTTTCAATATGAATTTAGAGGTATTACGATTGCATATTTACAGGATCAAACACCAGTAATAGTTTTAGGGCCAAGATATAACAGTTCAAGTATTAGAGATAGATTATGGTTTTTAGAATATCCAACTGGCAATTTGATCGGTTACTTAAATTTAACTACAGGTGGTACTGGTATTCCTACGAGTGTGGGTGTTCAAACTGGAGCGATGCTTACTGGACTTTGCTATACAGGAACACACATAATTGTTATGTGTACGAATGTACAATATTTTTATGGATATGAGTTACCAGCTAACACTGCTGCTATTAATAGTTCTAGCACAATAACAAATACTTTAAGATGGGATGCAGGAGGTACTAATCATAGTCATGGCTTGGCCTTTGGGGGAGGAAATAGAATTTATGTGGGTCATTCAGACAGTACAAGTTCGTGTTTCCAATATACATTAACTAATAATGGAACATCTGGAACTGCAACTTACCAAAAAACTTACTCTTTAGGTTCTGTTAATTATTCAGTAGCAATAGATTATAAAAATAAAAAATTAGTATTAGGAGGTTATAGTTCGTCTGCACAAAGAGTCTTTGGTACATAAATTACTAATGAGACAAAATTCAAAATTAAAGGTAAAATTTATTTAAAGTCGTAAGTATTATGTCAACACTAAAAGTAGATGATATACAATCTAGGCAAAGTACAGATGATGCAATATCACTTGCGTCTGATTCTTCAGTCTCTTTAAAACATTCAGCATCCGCTAAATTAACTACGACAAGCACAGGTGTAAGTATCACTGGAACGTGTACTGCAACTGCTTTTAGTGGTGATGGATCTGCATTAACAGGACTTTCTGCTGGTGTAAGTTCTGATTCGAATAGAAATACTGTTGGTGGTACTGATTCGGGTAGTAGTTTAACTACAGGAGGTGGTAATACGTTATATGGATATAAAGCTGGTGAAGCTGTTACTTCTGGTTTTAATAATACTTTTTTGGGTGACAGAGTTGCACCATCTCTTACAGATGGACACTCAAATACTGTTATTGGAGCTGAAGCTGGTTCAGCACTAACATCAGGTACTTATAATGACCTTTTTGGAATTTATGCTGGTATGGCGATAACTACTGGTAATTACAATACCTGTATTGGGTCACAAGCTGGTAAAGCTTTGACTACTGGTTTTGAAAATGTGCTTATAGGTTATAGAACTGGTGATTCTATGACTTCTGCTAACACAAATATAGGTATTGGTACGGAATGTTTTAGATCGCAACAAACTGGTAATACTAATATTGCTATTGGTAATTATCCAATGCAAAATTCAGATACTGCTTCAGCAAATGTGGCCATTGGTGCTTTTGCTTTAAGAAATGTTACTGGTCAAGGTAATGTTGCTATAGGCAATGCTGGTGTAGAGGTTACAAGTGGAGGTAATAATCTTCTTTTTGGTGCTTCAGCAGGACGCACTGCTAGTCCATCAGGCGAACTTACAACTCAATCAAATAATATATGTTTAGGCAATAACAATATAACTGACATATATTGTGCAGATTCAAGTATTTCATCCTCTGACTCAAGGGATAAAACAGACATAACCAATTTTGATATTGGTCTTGCATGGATAGAAGCTTTACGTCCTGTGACCTACAGATGGGATAGAAGGACATGGTACGGTACAGATGAGCAACCTTACGGTACACCTGATGGGTCAAAGAAAAGACAAAGACTTCATCTTGGTTTCTTAGCACAAGAAGCACTTGAGGTGGAAAAAGCTAATGGATATGGAAATAGTAATGATGATTCTTTAATACTCAACCTTACAGGTGATGGTATGAGTTATGGAATAAAATATGACAGACTTGTACCAATTCTTGTAAATGCTATAAAAGAATTATCAGCAGAGGTTAAAGCTCTTAAAGCGGGCTAAATTAAACTTAAAACTTTATTATCATGTCAACATTAAAAGTAGAAGAAATACAACATTTATCTAACTCTAATAATGCAGTATCTATTGCATCAGATTCAAGTGTAAGTCTTAAACATAGTGGCTCTGCAAAGTTAGCAACTACATCTACAGGAGTCAGTATAACTGGAACGTGTACTGCAACATCATTTAGTGGTTCAGGATTAGGATTACCTGCAACAGGTGGTACGTTTACAGGTTCTGTTGTCTTTGAAGATGCAATAAATGAAACTATATTTGCTATAACTGACGCTTCTTCTGTTGCTTTAGATCCTGATAACGGAATGGTACAGACATGGACATTAGGAGCAAATAGAACTGCCACTGACAGTTTAACTACAGGTCAATCAATGCTACTCATAATTACTGCAAGTAGTTCTAATTATACTTTGACTTGGCCTACTATGAAGTGGAACGGTGGGTCTGCTCCTACACTTGGGGGAGCTAATGCTACAGCAATAGAATTATTTAAAGTTGGCAGTCAATTATATGGAGCGACAATAGGAGATCTTTCATGAGATCGCATCATCTTCGTGCTGCTGGTGGTAGTCGAATTGAAGTTGAAGATTTAAGAACAGAATTGCAAAAAGTTGGAGACGCTATTAAAACTGGTAGAACTAACTATAAAATTTCAACATATCAAGGATCAGGCACTGGTCATTACAATATTTCTTATGACGGAGGCTCTACTCGCATAGATGATGGCGGTGGTGATATGTATGATGCTGGTAATTATACATATTGTATGACAGAAAATTGGCCTGCTAGTGGTTGGACAGGGCATAGTGATCCATTACATTCATCAAATGTTCTATATTACACTCAGACTACAGTAGATATGGCAATAGGTCAGGGTTACACTGATTATTATAAGTATGTAAGTGGTGGATATGGAACAGTATCAGAACCTACGAGTAACAAAACTCACGATCAAGCAGGTACATTAATAATGGCCTTAACAGCAGGGAATTATAATACTTCATCTAACATGAAAGTTGGTTTTGCTCATGCTGGTAATTTAGGTGCTGATAGTAGTGGTACAACGGCAGTAAGGCAACTTTATAACAATGCTACAGTTGATGGTTTTACAGTTTATGCTTGGGATATTACAACTTACAATGCTGGCGATCCAGTAATATGTAATCTTTATATATTTTTAGGGCATTCTAAATGGGGAACATCATTTGGTACATTTTCTACATATGCAGCTTCTGACACTAACCAAAATGGTAGAGGTGTATGGAGTCAAGGCACACAAAATAATATTCTAGCGATTACTGCACTTATAGCAGCAGATAATAGCGGTAATGGTTATAGCAATCAACATACCACCTCACAATTAACACCAATTATTGATGACATAATTGCAGATATAAAATCCGAATTTGGATACTAAATATTTCTAAGCTAATATGTTTATATATTGATTTGTAATTATGAAATACGCAATCACTGATGGTACTACTATCAAAAGCACTGGTACTCTTAAAGAATTATTCCCCAACACAAGCTTTTCTTCTGCTGGCCCTAACGCAGATTTTTTAACAGCAAATAATGTAGTTGAACTTATAGAAACTCTTAGTTATACAACACCGACACAAAAGTTATCAACTGTAGATGCTTACCTTGATGGTGGAAAAGCTTATACAGTAAAGGTAGAATCTACAACAACTGAGGAACAAACAGCTTTAAAAAATACTGAATGGGAAAATGTAAGGAACCAAAGAAATGCAAAATTAAAGAAAACTGATTGGAGAGCTAGTAGTGACCTTACCTTGTCTGATGCTTGGAAGACTTATAGGCAAGCTTTGCGTGATATTACAACACAATCTGATCCATATAGTATTACCTGGCCTACAGAACCTAGCTAAGATCATAAGCTGCTGTTACACTATAAGAAACACATTATTGATTTATGGCTCGTAAAACAGATGCAGAACTACAACAACGCATACAAGAATTAAAAAATAATCAAGAACAAGCTGTGCAAGTTGCTAATAATTGTCGTGATGAGATTATGCGTATTGAAGCTGTATTAGTAGATAGAGCAGAGGCAGAAACCGAAAAAAAGTCTATTGCGAAATAATAGAAAAGGAGTGTAAATTTTGCGGTAAAGTGTTTGCTACCACAGAGCAAAGAAGAAAGTATTGTTCTAATGCCTGTAAGACAAGGTTTTATCGTAGAAAGCTAGCTACTTAGTAGTTGCCATTTGTCTTGTTAAAAATCCTAATGTGACGTATGGAATAGTGACGGCTATAATGAAAAGTAACACTAGACTTTTTAAGTAAATGCTAAACCGCATCTGTCAAATTCTGAGTATTGTTTCATTTGTAATGGT